GAGCAACCCGGTGCCGTGCTTACTGCACCGCTCGTGAAGTTCCATGCCTGTCTGGTCGATCTCCCAGGCGCAAGTATCCTTATTCGGATCCAATGTAGGTAAGTTCACCCCTGGTATATCATTCCCCTTCACCACGCCGTGTCCCTTGCCATCGAGGCTGGGCCCACGCGTATTTCGGAGTTTTCCCCACGGCTGCTTCATCATGTCGCAGAACTCGTCCAGCACCTCCTCTCGTGGTCGGTGCTTTATGGACATTTTGTAGAACACGCCATCTTCTGGGTCAAACAGTAAATGCTGCATGATCCCTGAAGCCATGATGTTCACAGCCAGGAGCTGCAACGTATTGTCGCAGACGACTCTGATAAATTTCCCCTGTTTGAGTACAGCCTCCAATTTGCCGTTAGCTTTCCGCACCCCTATGTCCTCAGGTTTTGAAGTAGTTTGCAGCTCCAGGCGAGCGGCTTCAATCTCATCCTGTGTAAATTTGCTCATGACGATCTCCTTGAACGTCTTGTGCGCGTAAAGCTTCTGGTAAGCCCTCTCAATGGCTGCATCAGTGCAGACCGCTCGCCCGAATTTCTTCCAGAATTTGTCCAATCTGCGGGCAGCTCCCGATGACTTGTCATAAGCCAAAGGGGGGTAGGAGCCATCAGCGGCTTGGAACACTGAGTTCTTCACCTGACTCCTACCCTCAAGGGCGTTGAGCACTGAAGTGCGGTCTGCCACATTGTGTATCGTGACACTATGTGTCACCGGGCCCACAGCCATTGCCGTGTCCAACCCGACGGGAGCCATCTCAGTGCCTGCAGGAGGTGACATATAAGTGGCGTCCAGGAGGCGCCCTACATCACCAGCCGCCCCTAGACGCATCCACCGAGTGCAGTTCATGACCGCAGCGGCTTTGGGTCCAATCCGCTGATTGCACACAGTATAATCTGCGCTCAGGACTGTGGATTGGGGCATGCGTCTGGCGTGGTCGTATATGAACTGCCACAATGCCCGCATGCGTTGCACAGGTGATGGCCCCTGTGCCCCACGTCCATTCCCACCTCCGGGTGGGCCGTCCCCACCGTCAGGTGGTTCAGTTGGCTCACTTGATGCACTACCGCCTATGCGGTGCCACTGCGTGGACTGCATATAGCTTCTGGTGTATCTGCTGAACCAAAACTTTCTGGACGACTCCAGCCGGCTGAGCGTGCCGTTGTGGAAC